CACAGGATCAAGTCCGACCGCCCTTGCAAAATGATCGTTGACCGTAGTTATCAGATTCCACAAGTCCGGCTTAACCGGCGGCATTTCCACAATGTGGTATAGCTCTCTGGCAAAATCCGAAACAGCCGTTGTGCTTACCTTCACAACCTCCACACTGCTGCCGCCCTGCAGCGCCCTCTCCAAACTGGCGTCTGTGTGATCCGGAACAATAAACACAAGCCTGGCCGACTTGACTGCCTGAGACATCAAGTAGCCATACAGGTCATCCAAGAATCGCTGGTATGGCAGACCGGCCTGTAACGGGCTTCTCGCCCACGGATCGGAAATATGCGGGTAGAAGTCCAAGACCGACATCGGCCACGGATTGATCATGTCCCCGTAGGTTGCAATCGGCCACTCTACCGCCGCACGCAACCGGTCCGGCGATCCCTGAATCACTTCCGGGTCGAGGTTCAGCGGGTATTCGGCTCCAGGAGCAATGGCAAACCAAACGTGCGGGCCAAGTTCATCTAGCGCCTCTTGAACGTCCCGCAACGGGTCCTCCGGGTCCGCCATGAACGCTCCGCTTCCAATGCGGGAATATACCTCGTAGTATTCGACAATCGGCAAGTCGGTCTTCGGCTCATCTTCCTGCTTCTCAAGCTGCCGTTGGCACATCTGGAGTAGCCGGTTCTCTTCAATGCCCAACTGCCTAGACGCCAACCAGGACGACAGCCGCCTCTTCCTAAAGATAAACCCCGCATCCCGAAGCGTAATTGCGCTCGGGTCGATAAATATGTTGTCAACCGTTTCATAGAATGACGCCGGAATAAGACCATTCGCTGTCGGCTGTAGGCCATGCCACACAATGCCACGGCCCTTAACCAGCGCCTCCATAACCGCCAGTCGGGCCTCTCGCATCAACTTGTACTCATCGGCGCAAAAGTTAAGCCACCACTCCAGCAGAATGGCGGCTGTATCAAGAGACATCCTAACTCTTGCGTCGTATGCGCTAAATGGCACCGGGTAAATGCCAGCAGCGCTACGCATAACTTCTTCAGGGAATTGCGGCCTACGAACGCTTACACGGCGTACAGGAGTCCTGCCAAGCACAAACGGCATGTACAGGTCAACAAACTCCTGAAACTTGTTGATCCGAGGCTTATAATAAGGAGCGTCTTCTTCTCTAATCGCCCCCGGACCGCCAAGCCCCAAAATGTATAGTTCCTTGTAATTCTTGGTTAGATAGTTCCATAGTATTTCCGCCGTGTCGCCAAACTGTGTACGCTTGGCGTCCTTAGCCTCTTCTAGGCGCTGAAGCCATACCGAATTAAGCTGGCGAAGCCATTCACTCATTTATCGCCCTTTAGCTTCTCAATTGCGGTCTCTAGTGCTTTGATCTTCTTCCGCAATTCATCAACGGTACTCTGGAATCGTTCCAGTTCTCTTGTAGATTCTGCAATCTTCCACGGGGAAAACAGCACAGCAAACGTGTGCCGTGGCGTTAGCTTGTTCTTCTCATGGCCGACATTCTTTGCCCGTGGATCATTGCAATTCCAGATGCCGCTTACCCGCACAACTGGCGATCCATCCGGCTGGAAAAACACTGCTTCTACGGAGTCGTTGCCGACACGGGTAATAATGCCTGTGTTGGGTTTCTGGGACGAGTGCGGCGGGTAAACCAACACAATATCGCCCGGCGTAACGCTGCTGTACATCTTGCTGATTTCTTCCATGCTGATTTCAGTCTCAATCATGCTGTACCTTTCAACCTACCAAAATGCCCGGTAGCTTAACTGATCGTGAACGCCTACGATGGTGCTCCAAAAAATGCTTATATACAGCGTTTGATTCTTCTTCTAAGCGCTGAGGCTTGGGCATGAAACCGACACGGGCCGCCACCAGATATTCCAGGGCGTCCACCAAGTCGAATTCACCACGCATCCGTTTCGTCGGGTTGTTTTCGTCTAGCTGGGCGATCTGCATCTGGTGGCACAACTTGGTTGTCTTGCCCTTGAAAAACTTCAAGGCGGGACCCGGCAACGATTCATCAACGGCGGCGTTAAGACAACGCCGAACCTCTTCCCGTCTAGCCTCCGGGTTGTCAACGCCAGGAATGAACCCGCATAGAGGCCCGGACGCCCTTGGACGCATATTGTAGTGCTGGGCGGCGTCCATGTACTGCTTGGCTACGGGGATTCCTGCACCCATACTACGAGTGCGGCCAGCCCGGCTATCAATAATCCACGCCTCAAACTTTTTGGCGTCTGGGCGTTCCGCCAGCGCCGTCGCCCACTGAATGGCGTCTGTGTTCTGGAGTAGTAATTCGTCGTAGATATAGAGGTATTTCCCGTCCGGCGGCACCGCCCCAAACACCGTGGCGCAATTAGCGGTTCCAGGATCAAGGGCAAGGTATCTGGTCCAGTTGTCCGGGATTTCAAACGGTTCCACCCCGTGTACGCCTGGAGCGTCCAGTTGCGGATAAATGCGCCACGCCTCTAATGCAAACTCCCCTTCCAAGCGCACTTGCCGCTCTCGGTCGGGGAGTATAGCTGAAAACCAATCTTTATCCGTCGTCGAAACAAACGGGTTTTCCGAAATATGCAACTGGAATTGTTCTATGTCTGATCCGGGGGCTGCACGTTTACTAATCTCCCAAAGCAGCGGGTTCTGTTTCTGCGGAGTTGCAGACCAGAACCCATAAGCACGCCATTGCTGGTCTATATCCACCAGACCTCGTATGGCCTCCCAGAAAAACTGCACGTTGCTAATCTGCTCGTCAATCCATACTACGTCGTAATGCTCGCCCTGTTTAATCGCCCCAAGGCTGCTAATAAATGCAATCTGCCAGCCTGTTGTAAGTGTTACCAGGTGGGGTATGGCCCTTGCACGTTCACGCCATGAAATATGCTCAATCGTATGCTTCGGAATTAGCGGCGGGGCCTCTACCCATTTATCAATTGAGTCGTTCTTCTTAACGGGAACCCTGAACGCCCCCGGCATACTCAGCTTGCGCCAAAGCATACCCAGGTGGTCAGAGTCCAGCCCAATAATCATAGCGAAGCCGTTCGTCGGGCGATACTTCCCGACCGGATCACGGCCCAATACTGCACGCACCAATTCTACCGCAGCCGCCAACGTCTTGCCGGAACGGTTGCTGCCTAGCAAAAGACGCCACTTAGCCTTCGACCGGTGGAAGTCCTCCACCCCGGCCAGCGGCTGATACAAGTCAACGGCCCAAGCGTCCTCGCTCTTCTTCTTGCGGGGCATAATGGGTCCTCAAAATGGGGCTGCCGAGAGGGCAACGCCCCCCCGGCAACCCCTAGGATTCCGGCAGACTAGGCGGTTTTCCTGGTGGAAACGCCCGGAAACACATCTACCACAACCGTTGTGGCGGCGGCTTCAGCGGCCTTTACTGCAACGCCGATCACACAACCCGTGCCCGTGTTGGTGATTGCACCGGCATTATTGGACAACACAAGGTCGCCCTCCAAAATGGTCACGCCGGACTCCTTGGTGAGCGTAACCTTTCCGGCCTCAATGACGTACACAAGGTCATTGGCCTCAATGGTTACGCCGTTGTACATCGGATCAAGCGGCTTACCAACCGCTCCGGCTGCGTCTGCATAACCGGTAATTTCACGGCCAAGTTCGCCGCTGTCAAACTCCACCACTTTGGGCGCTCCGGTTAAGGGGTCCCCATCGGCGTCCACATAACGAACAACCCGAAGAAGAATCTCTTCGCCGGGATAGTCCGGGTTGGGAACAGAGCACAAGAACCCCTCCAGGTTCTCATTTTCTGTCAGATGGTCATCTGGATCGAAAGCCCCCTGGGTATAAGTTTTGCCACGGGGAAACGGAAGCATAGTCGGGTAAAGAGGCATTGTTTTTTCTCCTGTTAAAAAAGAACACCATCCACCTATTCGCTGTACACCGTGCTGACCGGCGTCAACTTCACGAAGTACGCCGGAGATTCAAACCGCAAGTTGCCGTGGAAGTCCATGTAGATCGTGTCATTGTTATACGGGTCGGTGTCTTCACGAACCTCCACAAGCTGGTCCTGCAAGCATCGCAGTTCCATGTATTGCGGGTCCAAAATGTACGCCGTGTTCTCCGGGCAGTGCGGGTCGGCCAAAAGCTCAACCCCCTCAAAGTTCAGCGTTTGAATGCCAAGATCAACCACCGGCGACTTGGCGGTCGCTTGAATCCGCACCATTTCGTCCGACGAGTCTTTGATCGCCAAAAGCAAGGCGGGATTCATCACCACCATCTTGGCGTCAACACTCTGCCGGTTGGACAGCCACGTAATACCGTAGCGGATGGCCCGCTTCCATGTGTGCTCCCAGTCGGTTTCCTCGCTAACGGCAAATGCCGAGTTCGACCAGTCAACCACAATGGGAGACCAGAAACAGTATTGCGTGTCCCCGCTGCCTTCCGGCCAAGTGCCGCTGGTCCACGATCCGCCTTGAGCGCCGCCTAACGCCGTGGAAACAGTGGCGTACACGTCGTTCGGGTTGGCGACCGGAACCCCGGAAATCAACCCACTTGTGGAAAACATGCTTTCCAGGCCGTGAATAGCAGTCGGGTCCGCATCACCGTCGGTGTAAATAACCCGCTGCATGTAATGTTTGAAGTCCTCAAGGTTCCACTTGATGACATTCTCAACTAGGGTTGGCAGCGCAGTTACGTTGTTACGCCGACCGACGAGCTTTTCTTGGCGGGAGATGTATTCGCCCATCGCATAGGCACGCCAAGGCAGAATCGCCTCAGTGTGCCGCACCGGAGCCTCAAACGGAATCGTTACCGGGTAGCCCTGAATGGGAGTCGGCTCACGCCGGGTGTGCCGCACACGCCACCGGATGTCGCCCTCATCATGTTTCATGCTAATCCGGCCATGCGCCTTGAGCACCCCAAGCATTTTCGCCTGGGGATAGATCGGCTCCGTTACTTTCTCAATGTACTTGTTCAGTAACTGAGGAGTTAGTCTTGCACTCACAATAGCCATGATCGTTCTCCTAACACGTTTACAGACAACAACTTCCGACTACAACGACCACGGCAGACCAACCCGACACGGCACGGGCGGTGGGCACTGGGGGAGCTTCACGGGCCGTAGCTGTGTACGGGTGTCCGGTTCGCTCCCCCGCCGTGTAGCCCACCAAAGGCCAACGGGACGGAGTTGCACCGTCCTCAATTAGCTGCTATTCGTTGGCTTCCTTTTCGGCTTTCTGTAGGGCCTCTGCCAGGCCCATACCCTGGTCAATATATTGGCTAAATAGTTCGTCAAACGATTTTGGCTTTTTGCGTTTAGTGCTTGGCGGGGCGTGTTGCGCCGCCGGTTTCGTGGGCCGGGTAGGGTTGATGGGCGGCGTCATGTCTTTAACAAGGTCCCAGGCGGTCATTACGGCCTCCTCTAGTTCAACGCCCCGCTGTTGAAGCGTGTCGGCGATTTGTGTAATTTTCCGGCCAAGCGGGGTTAGCCGCCCCGATTGGTGGTCCCCGTTTTCCCACAGCAATTCCTTATTGGCCTGGACGAATTGGGCGAAATTGGCGGTTGAGGCGGCCTTGGTGATGGTGGTTTGGACGTGCTGTTGGACTTGTTGCTGTACCAACGCTGCAATTTCCGGCCCCAACTGTTTAGCCAGGAAGTTGACGGGGTTTTTGGCGAACTCATTAAGCAACCTTTCTCTCTTAACAAAAAACTTGATAATTCTTTCCGGCAGGTCCGGCGGCGCACCCGGTGCGGCTACCAGCCTGCCCTGCTCGTCTTTGGCTACTTGGGATAGCCAAGATTCGTCAAACTCTTCCTCTTCTTGCGGCGGTTGTGCAGGAGCGCCCTGCTGTTGCAGAGGCTGACCGCTTAAAAGCTGTTGGATTGCTTCATCGCCAAGCACCTGCCGCAACTGCTGAAACGCCTTTGCCTCTTCTTGACGCTGGCCGACAAGACGCCTGGCGTTTACAAGGCCCTGGAGAAGCTCTTTATCGTCTTTGTAATGCGACAGGTCTTCTCCGAACTGCTCTTTGATATACTCAATAATCTGGCGGTTATCCTGGCATCCGCAACTATCGCCTTCCGGCTGGTCGTCATTGGTCGATTCGGACGGCGCATTGTCGCCTTGATCGCCGCCATGGTCATCCCCCTGTTGGTCATCAGGCACGCCCTGGTCGTCTTGCGTGTCGGTGGCGTCTTGATCGTCTTGCGGCTCATCCTGTGGTTGATCGGTTGGTTTGTCCTGATTGGTCGTCTGATCCTGCTGGCTCTGTTGTTTTGCTTCTTCTTGGGCTACAAATTCTGCTAGAGAAAGAGCGGAGGTCATGGTCAGAAACTAGCTCCTTGACTGGAAGGGAATTGAGGAATTCTTGGGCGAGAGCACGCCAGCCTGGCGCATTGAAGAGCTCGCCCTGGAGCGCATATTGCAGAAACACCGGAGGTGGGAATTTATCAAACAGCTTGTGGCGTTTGGAAAATCGTCTCAGACGGCCCAGCGTGCCGCAAAACGATTCTTTGTGGGAGCACGCCATCACCTGCCATGTATCACCGCTGTTGCTATTAACGGTCCGCAAAACAAACGCCGCAAAGTTAGGAATGAGGGTTATCCCGTTATAGACAAGCTCAGCGGCGGCAAGATCAAAATACTGTTTGAAAACTTTGCTTAGCGTTTTTAGCGGGATACGGTGTGTTTTAGCTAGTAAAGCAAGGCGTCTATTGTGCTTTTCGTAAAGCCACCGCCTGTGC